TCAAAGTAAGACTAGTTAGTTCCGCAAATTTAGTTGAAGCTGAAGCAAAACAATCAATACAGAGAGGAGTAAAATCAGGTAGAATTTACAAAAGACGATCAGTTGTTCATCAAGCATCAGCTCCGGGTGAACCACCAGCATCAGATACTGGTTTTCTTGTTTCTAATATTACCAAAACTGCTGTTGAAAAATCAGGGACAGAGCTTTCAATTTCCATAGAAAGCAAAGCTCCATATTCAAAGTTTCTTGAGTTTGGCACAAGAAAAATGTCAGCAAGACCTTTTTTACAACCAGCATTAGAAAAAAACCGAAATAAAATTAAAAGCAAATTTGCCAAGGGTGGATTCATAAAATGAGCATAGGATTATTTGAATTACAAGAAGCTTTATATTCAAGACTAAGTTCAGACAATACTTTAACTAATACCTTGGGTGTTGGTGTTTTTGACGAAGTTACACAGAATCAAGCAACACCTTTTATCTCAATGGGATATGGAACAGCAATTGAATATGGTACAAAAGATTTAGATGGTGGTGAGTTTACTGTTACTTTTGATATTTGGTCTGAATATAAAGGAGCAAAAGAATGTAAGCAAATAATGGACAGAGTTCATACATTACTGCATAATCATAGTTTAAGTGTTTCAGGGTTCAATCTGATAAATTTAAGATTTGAATTTTCTGACATACTTATAGACCCAGATGGTGTTACAAGACATGGTGTCATGCGATTCCGTGCAATAATATTAGGATAATATAGGAGAAAAATATGGCAGCACAAAAAGGTAAAGATGTCTTGATCAAGGTTGATAATTCAGGTACTTACCAAACAATCGGTGGTCTTAGATCAAGTTCAATTACTCTAAATGATGAAGCAGTAGATATTACAAATAAGAGTTCTAACGGATATAGAGAGCTTCTTGCAGGTGGTGGGGTTAATTCAATTTCCATTTCTGGAAGTGGTGTTTTCACTGATTCAGCTACAGAGGGTTTGCTCAAAGATATGTATTTGGCACAACAAAACTTACAAGTTGATGGTTCAACCGCACAGACAGCGGCTTTCAGAAACTTAGAGTTTTTCATTCCTCAGTTTTTTAAATTCAGAGGAAAGTTTATGATTTCATCACTTGAATATGCAGGTGAGTACAATGGAGAAGCTACTTACTCAATGTCTTTTGAATCAAGTGGAATAATACTAATTACAGCTTTTGATGCATAATGGCTTGGAATAGTGTAAAAGTTTCCGTTGATGGTGAAAGCATTCCTGCAATGTTGAAGCATGATGAATCAGAACTTGAGATTACAAATGTAATTGAAGTTGGTGATTCAATCAAAGTTGGTAAAAAAACTTACAATGTTTTATCAACAACAATAAATAATATAGACAATTTATTAAATATAAAACTTGCAGTTGCAAGTCTTGAAAAAGGAGCTAAGAATGGCGAATCCATTAAAGGGCGAAATAAAGCTAAGTCTTAATAATAAAGAATATAAGGCAAGGCTTACGATAGATGCACTAATGCAGATAGAAGATGCATTAGGACAAGGTATTATAAAAGTTGCACAAAGAATGGGCGAGGGTGATGTGAGAATCAGAGACCTCGTTACTGTTTTGTTACCAGCACTTAGGGGTGGTGGAAATGATTTACAACAAACAGAAATCAATAAGATTGTGCAAGATGCAGGTATTGTTGAATCAACAAAAGTTGTAGCAACCTTACTAGCGACAACATTATCTGATGATTCAGGCGAAGAATCAGGGGGTGGGAAAGCAGAGGGAAAGTAGATAGTTTACCTATCAAAAGATACATGGAAATTTGTTTTGGTATGATAGGTATGCGACCCAAAGACTTTTGGAATTCTAGTCCAAAAGAAATCTACAAAGCTGTCAATGGTTTTATTGAGTTCAACTCAAGTTCAGAAAAAACCGAATCAATGACAAAAGATAGACTTGCCGAATTACAGGAGTTATACCCTGACTGATGGCTAAAACTGTTGATACACTCTTAATTGAAATCAAAGCAGAAACCGCTAAATTAAAAGCAGGTCTTGCAGATGTTAATAAAAAATTAGATCAAACAAAACAAAAATCCAAAAGTGTAGGTGATAGTTTAAAACAAGTAGGTGCTGTTCTTGCAACTTTAGGTGCAGGTGTTGTTCTCGGAAATATTATAAATACGATAAGAACATTTGAAGATTTAGAAGCAACATTACGAGCAGTAACTGGAAGTGCAAAAAATGCCGCATTAAGTTTTGATCTTATAAGAGAATTTACAAGCAGAACAACATTTCAAATTGATGAAGTAGCAAGAGCATTTATAACTTTAAAACAAGCTGGGGTAGTCCCAACAGCAGGGGTATTACAAGATTTTGGTAACTTCGCCGCTGGTATGGGTAAATCAATTACTGATCTTGCTCAAGCGGCTTTTAATGCTACTACTGGTGAGATGGAAATGCTGAAACAGTTTGGTGTTATTGCAAGACAACAGGGCGATAAAATTACTGTTACTTTTGATGGAGTAACAAAAACAATAGATAGATCAGGTGATGCTATCATTGATTTTCTTCGTAGCATTGGAAGAGAAAAATTTCCAACAGCTATTGCTGAAAGAGCAAATACCTTATCAGGTGCTATATCAAACTTACAAGATGCTATCTCAGAGTTCTTTGTTGCAATCGGTGAGGGTGGTTTTGCTCAAGCTCTTACTGATGTTTCAAGGAGACTTTCAGCAATTCTAAATAATGCACAAGGTCTTGCAAATGTTATTGGTGGAGTTTTAACAGGTGCTTTTAGATTATTAACAGAACCTTTACTTCTTGTTATAGAAAATTTAAGAATATTTTTATCACTTCTTATCGGTTCAAGTGTTGCCCTTGTAATATCCAATATCACAACAATTACAACCGCATTTAAAACATTAGCAAAAACAATACAAAACTTGACAGTACTTCAATCAATTTTACAAGCAGTTCAAACAAGAGGTGTTGCAATAGCGACAAATACAGCAACAATAATTGCGGCTTCTGGTGCCGCTTATGCCGCACTCGGTCTCGCATTTAAAGATACAGCAGAAGAAGGAGATACATTAGCAGAAAAAAGTAAAGCAGTTGAAGAGAATGTTCAGGTAACTATTGACCCCATCAAAAGACTTACAGGCTCTGTAAAAGAACTCAATGTTGCATTTAAATCCATAAAACAACCAAAACTTTCAGTTGCTGATATTGTTGGACGAGCAGGTGGATTAGATGAAGTTTTCAAAACATTAGAAAAGGATTATAGAAAATTCTTTGAACAGAAAGTTTCAGAACAACCAGAGGTAGAATTAGCAGGGCCTACAATGTCTGGCGAAAAATTATTGCAGGTAAAACAACCAATTGATTTTGATACCTTCAGAGAAGAATTTTTCAATAAAGTTTTCAATATGACGGAATCAGATTTCCAAAGACAAATGACAATTGAGTTGTTGCCAGTTGAAGGAAAATTACTTTTTGATTCATTGACACAAATTACCGACAAAACAAAAATATTAAATGAAGAATTTAAAGATCAAAGTCCTGAATTTTTTAAAGGACAATTAGAGGATATGGCAGACTTTTTGAGAGAAGAGTTTGGTTTAACAGTTGATGAAGCAGCAGAAAAACTTTCAAACTTTTTTGGTGAAGGTGAAAAAGATGCTTTTGTATTTAGCGATGCACTTGAAGATGCTCTTACAGCATCAAGCTTGGCTATAGCTGATGAATTTGTTCAAGCATTAAGAGGTGGTGAAGATGCAATGGAATCATTTAAAAATTTAGCTTTACGGATAGTTGATCAAGTTGTTGCGGCGTTCATACAAATGTCAATTATTGACCCAATCATAGATAATATATTTAGTAAATTTGGTGATGATACACCAGCACCTGAAACATCAAGTGCAGGGGGTGGAGCAGTAGGATTGGCAGGGGGTGGAGCAATGCACTCAAGAATGCCAAAACTTGTAGGAGAAAGAGGGCCTGAATTATTTGTACCTCATGCCAGTGGAACATTGCTAAACAACATGAATACAAGAAATGCACTTGGTGGGGGACAAACAGTTGTTGTCAATCAGTCTGTAAACTTTGCTACTGGTGTTCAAGCTACTGTAAGAAATGAGGTTTTACAACTTATGCCACAAATAGCTGATGCAACAAAATCTGCTGTATCTGAAAGTGCTGAAAGAAATTTAAGATTTAGAGGAGCTTTACAAGGTGCTTAAAGGAGTTTTACAAAATGCCTAGAACAATAGCAATGCCAACAACCCCAAACTTTGTAACAAGTAGTTTTAGAATTGTAAGGGCACAAGGTATAACAAGCTCACCCTTTAGTTTTAAATATAAAGTTCAAGAATTTGATGGGGTATATTGGACAGCAGATGTTTCCTTACCGCCAATGCGAAGATCAATAGCGGTCAATTGGCAATCTTTTTTGATGCAATTAAAAGGACAAGAAAATTATTTTAAATTTGCAGACCCTGATGCTTTAGCTAACAAAGGCACATACAGTACAACACATTTAATAGCTGACCCAAGAATAAATAATACAAATGTCACCCTTAGTTTCAATGCCACCACTTCAGTCATAACTGCTGGTACAGCTTTAACAGGTTTAGCTGTGGGTGATTTTTTTCATATTACAGGAGCTGTCAATCCTGAAAATAATGGGACACATAAAATTACTAATATTGCAGGAACTAATACACAATTTACATCAGATAAAACTTTAGTGACAGAGAGTAGTACAGCTAGTTGCAAAGTAAGGCAAAATGTAAAAGGAGCAGAAGCTTTATCTTTAGAAGCAAGTTCAAATAGTGGTACAGGTACAATTAAAGTTGGCGATTATCTACAAATTCAAGGTACAAGTTCTACAACCACAAATCCAGTTCAACTGGTACAAGTGGTAGAAGATGCGACAGAAACATCACAAGGCGGAAGTGCTTTGAATCATTTTTCAGTTAGAATTGAACCAAAATTAAGAGCAGATTTTGCAGATGGAAGCTTTGCTGTGTTTACAAATCCTAAAGGTTTATTTAGATTGGTAAGCCCTGAAGTTGGTTGGTCAGCAGACAAAGTATCAAATTATGGTATAAGTTTTTCATGTATTGAGGTGGTCTAATGGCTAGTAGATTTGACAATTTATCGGCAACAGACAAACTCAAAATTCAAAAGAATATTCAAGCTGATAAAACTTCTTTGTTTTTTGCAGTTCAACTTTTGTTTGATTCAGACACAATTCGTATTTGGAATGGTACACAAGATTTATCTTTAGGTGGTCAAACCTATATTGGTGCTGGTGATCTTTTAAGTATCAGTTCAACTGAGGACACAAGTGAGCTTTCAAGCACTGGTATGTCACTTGCCTTATCAGGCATGAACGAAGAAATTCTTGATCTAGCTTTAGCAGAAAATTATCAAAATAGACATGTTATTATCCACATGGGGTTTCTTTCAGGAAACAATGAAGTTGCAAGTTCTTTTATTATTTTTAAAGGCAGAATAATGAATATGTCAATTTCAGATGGCCCATCAACCAATACAATTTCAGTTGAGCTTGAAAATAGATTAATAGATTTTTCAAGACCTACAAACTTGAGATATACAAAAGCAAGTCAGCAAAACTTATTTGCTGGTGACAAAGGTTTAGATTTTGTTCAAGCTCTACAAGAAGCAGTGATAAATTGGGGGCCAACAAGTGCAGGAAGAGGTTCAGGCGGTGGGCCTTCTGGTGGTGATGACCCATTAGAAACAAGACAAATATTAGAATAATGAAAAATGACTGGGAAACAATTTTATTTAATTATTTCAAAAAAGTGCAAGATCAAGGATTTGCATGGGGAAAATGGGATTGTGTTCGCTATGTAAACGGATATATTGAAGCTGTAACTGATCAAACAGCAATACCCAAGGGGATAAGCTGGTCTGATGAAAAGAGTGCCTTAGAAGCGATTTCAGAGCTTGGTGATAATTTCCCTCAAACAATCAATAATGTTTTTAAAAAACTAAAATATAAACAAATCAAATTACCATATATAAATGTTGGTGATATTGTCCTTTTCAAAGAGGAAGAACATTTACTTGGTATCTTTGATGGCACACATATTCAAGCAATCTCTGATTCAGGAATGATTCCAAAACCAGTACACCTTGCAAAACAAATTTGGAGAATAAATGGCTAAAGCACTTGAAACAGGAATAAAAGCCGCATTATTTGCAACAGTTGGTTTAGCAATAAGCACAATAATTACTACAGGTTCATTTGCACTCAGTGGCTTTTTTGCAGCAAATATTGGTCAGATTGTTACAGCAGGAGTTCTAACAACATTAGGTGTCATACTATCCAAAAAGCAAGACAATCCGTTAGCAGATAACTTTGGTTCAAAACTTTCAAAAATAAGTGGGATAGCTCCAAGACAAATAATCTATGGAGAAACAAAAGTTGGTGGAACAATTATCTATGCAAAAGCAAGTGGTATTGATAATGCAAATTTAAATATTATTGTGGCAATTGCTGGACATGAAATACAAAGCATTGAAAAAATATTTATAAATAAAGAAGAAGTAACAGCAAGTACATCAAGTATAAATGGAGCAACAGTTAGCACAGTCACAAATGTTAAGTACACAAATACAGATAATCCAAATGCTTTAGATGTTAATGGTAGATTAATTCAGTTCATATCAGGTCTTGGTGCTGACAACCAAGAAATGAACCCTTATACGATTGCTCAAACAGATTTCACAGATCAACACGATTTAAAAGGGATTGCTTATGTGCATTTCAAAATGGTTTTTGATCAACAGAAACTTACAAGTTTGCCAGAAATAAGTTTTCAAGTTAAAGGTAAAAAAGTATTTGACCCAAGAAATTCACAAACAGCATGGACAAATAATCCAGCTTTAATTGTTAGAGATTATCTTACTGATACAAGATATGGTTTAAAAGCTATATCAAGCAACGATTCACTTAATGAGATAAATGATAACACTTCTTCTGCTGGTAACTTTGTAAGTGCGGCGAATGCTTGTGAAGTGCAAATTGCTGATATTTCAGGTACAGACCATAATAAATATACAGCTAATGGTTTTTTAAATGCAAGTACAGCAGGTTCAGAAGCCTTGAATGGTATTTTGTCAAGTTGTGCAG